AGACTTACCAATAGCAGGATAGGCAAGAAGAATGCCAAACTGACCAGGAGTAATACCCGCTGGAAGATAGTTGTCAAAACCTGCAAGACCTGTTTTAATTCCATAGTTTCCCTTCTTATTTAATTCTTTTATATTGTTAAAATGATTTATAGCATCCTCTATATCTGTTGCATCAATATCTCTAATATCTGCAGTAGTCTTTTTTAGTTCTGATGTTTTTCCAATCAGACTATTTAAAGCATCGTTTGGTTTATTGTCTTGTAACTGTTTTGCTGTAGACATAAGTATTCCACTTAAAGAATCTTGTAAATAAGAAGTTCTTAATTCTTCTAAATGATACTTTGTATTACCTACTTCAGATATTGGACTAAAGTCTCTAAATTTTTCAACGATAAGAGATACTGGAGGTAAATTAGAATTTTGCTCACTATATGATTTTATAAAGTTCCAGATATCCTTATGACTTCTAAATAAATTATCTGGGTTAGCCTGCAATAATACATGCAGTTGTTTATCTTTTAATACTGCAGATAATACTTTACCCTCTAAATCAGCCGACATTAGTCTTTAAGCCACTCTTTCGCTTGCTCTCTTAATACTTCTCTAAGTTTATCATCTTCTTTTTTAATTTGCAATGCCTTATAAAAAGAGTCTACATGCTTAGCAAAATGATCCCAACTAGGATTAGGATATATTCTAAAATAATACTCAACAGTTTCTACCAACGCTATACGACCATATGATTCATATAACTCTTTAATTAAAAATGAGGCCTTATGTTTATTATACTTTTTATCAAACATACCACGCTGTTTAAGAAGTTTGGTAAATAGTCTAGTTATTTCGCTAGTGTCCCAGACCTTACTTTCTTTTAATATTTTACCTAAGTCCTCTGACACTAATCTAGTTCTTTCTTTGCCTCATCTACTTTAGAAACAACATGTTCCTCAACAAATTTATAAACACGATCTACTGCTTGATCCATTGTTTCTTCGCTACGAACTGAATCGGTACAACCAATATCTACCCTTAGGCTTTGAAAGTTTCCTAAATTTAGTGTATAACCCAATGTAACAGATACTTTAGTTTGTTCTGACATACTCACCACGTTTCCTCTTGCCATACAGGGATGAAATCTCCATCCTTGTTTCTTGTATATAACATGATAGCATCTCCCATTAAAGAACGCAAGTCCCTCTCTGAAAGAACATCTTTTCTTGGTGTAACCTTTCCATCTTTTCTTGGTCTTCCCATATGTATAGAAGCCATCGCTTCTCTTATTTTAAATAAATCATCTTCAGAATAATAAGAAACAACTTGCCACTTTCTTTTACCCCCAGGGGTTGCTCCAGTTGGCTCTGGTATTATTCCAGCAGCAATCATTCTTTCTAATTGTATTCTAGATCTTCCAAGTATTTTTGTAGTATTAATTACGGTATATGCCCTTTTTCTATGTTTTTTAAAATCGGACAAAAGCATACTTTGTTCTTTATCTTTTATGTAATTATAAATTGTACAGATGTTGTTTGGTCTATTAGAATGTACTAATCTTACCAAATCTCCATCTATAAAAAAAATTACATTACTAGGCTTTACAGAATGCTTCCATTCTTTCTTGCCCTCATCTTTTCTACTGACATTATCCATTGTATTCTTTCACCGTGTTTATTTGGATGATGGTACATCTCTCTTCTTCCGCATCTAAGGCAGTATAGTTCAAGATGTTCCTGAGTTAAAAATACCCTATCAACAAACATTTTAGCGTAGCATTTGCTACACATCAAGGCATCTTTTGCATTCATATTGAAATTATACCAATCTATGCTATACCCAATGCTATTAAATTAATTTGCATTGTAACTGATCCTGTTGATCCAGATGGGAACTTAATGATTCCATCTACCCTGTCTTTAGTTACTGAAGTTAAGACTGCCGTTGCAGCATTTCCTCCAGATACAGTGCTGGTTGTGTTTGTTAATCCAACCACGGCAACTGGTGCGTTTGTAAAGTTTGGATAGGTAAAGTAAAACTTTTCTTCAGGTGATGTTGTTATGTTATTTATAGTAATAGATTTAGTTTCTGCATAAAACTTTAAAGATCCGCTGTTGGCGGCAGTACCATTTACTCTAGACTGAGTAGATGTTATTTGTGAATTTTGAAGGTCGCTAACTGCATCAACTAAAGATGCTATCAATGTAACGTCTAGTGGTTGACCACGACTTGGTGAAATTACTGTTGCCATATTATCTCCATTATATCACTATAGGGTTATTGTGGGTGTTTCGAATAGTTTAAAAATATTGTTTTCTTGAGGGGGTACTGGATAAGACGGGAGTTGAACTTTTAAAATAAAAGTTGTTGCAGAAATCGGAACTCTTATAGTTGCAGAATTTCCAGTTACTCTTCCATAATATTCAAACCCAGTTGAATAATTCCACCTTACAAAGAGATCATGTGTTGCACTATCAACATTGTAGTGAAGATCTTCCCAGGATAGATTTATAACTCTATCATTTGATGTAGTTGTGATAACATCGTAAGAATAGGATGCACTTGCACTTGCTACTTGTCCTATGCTATCTAGTATAAATACTGGAGACCATTCAGAAATTTCATTATAATCTTTTGTAGTTATTCTAAATCTAATTTTATGCTTTCCGTCTTTTCCAGGTGCAGGAAGTTTTCCAACTGGAATTACAACTTTTGACATTAACTTACACCTATACCGAATCTATATTCGATATAATTATTTGTATTTTCAGATTTTAAAATAGGTAAACCATCATCTGTTTCAAGTATATTATATCCAACTAAGGAATATAGTGGATTTGTTGCAGTAACATTATCTATTTTTAACCCATCTAATAGTATAAAAAAGTTATCTGATGGAGATCCAGAGACTAGGGTTGAAGCATATATTCTTATCATATTTATATTTGCCCATGAAAAATCTGCGTCTGTAGTAAAGTCTGAAAGTTTTTTACTAATAACTTGATATCTATTACTTCCTACCTGGACATCTGTTAAATCTATCTTTGTTGTAGCACTTGGCGGTGTAATTTCAGAATTACTTAAATTATTCATAAGTTTTAGTATAATTTTTGTATTAGATGGAACGCTTCCATTATTTGCTATTCTACTCATAATACTAAATGCTAACTTAATTTCATCATCTGGTAAATTTTGACTTAGATCTATAGATACTGAGGAGTTTTCTAAATACTTTGATCCTGCTGCAACAGTAAAACCACTTTGTATAAATGATGAACTTCCAGATACCATTAAGCATCTATTTAAAAATCTTGGTGGTTCATGTCTATTTTGTCTGTTTTCATTATTAAATATACTTGCATCTGAGTTAATAAATAAAAATTCTGGTGTGCTAGAGTTTACGCTTGCACTTGTATTTCCTTCATCTAGTGCTATATTTGGATATGGAACTGATGAAGCACTTGTTCCATCTACATATACCCAATTTTCTGCAGTAGAGAAAGTTAGCAAAAGTTTGCTATCGTATCTTCCAGCAACGGTGTTGCTTAGTCCTGGATATATTCCTACTTCTGATATTTTATATCTTTGATCATTTGGCATTTCTGCTTTAAGTACTAACTTTTCTACGCCATCTTCTTTAATAAACCCTTTTGATAAAATAGGAACTCTGAATACCTCAAAGTCTAATGCTTGTTTATCTATTGGTATTGCGGCTGATGCTCCAGTAAATAGTGGTTCTGCACCTACGCCAGCAGCAATGTATGAGGCAAAAGTGGGTGCTTGACCAAGCATAAACTTTGCTATTATATTTTTGCCGTCTTCAGTAATCATTATCTCACCTCTACAATTGTACCATTTGTGTCTATTTCTATCTCAACCAGTTCATCTGAGGTCATATTGTCTAGTTCTATGATTAAATTTCCATCTACATCTATATAAATATAGTTATCTAGGTTTCTGTCTTCTAGGTATTTGTCTCCAGGTATTTTGTTTGAAAGTTTTATAGAAAATGCATTATATAAAGAGTCATCTGATTTTTGAGAAGATACTAAGTTTGAAGGATCAAACTCTTTTTTAATTGCAGATAGATTAGATATTATATTATAGTATGGATTGATACCCTCTACAGTATCTGTTCTTGTAAATTTAGTTAATTCTACTGCCCCTAATTTTTCAAATACCATTGCAACTATTGTTGCTTCATCTACATTTCTAGAGTCTAATGTAAATTTATTATCTGTTTCTGGAAGCCTAATTGCTGTTGTTGGGGTAGAGGCAACAGAAATTGGTGCAGAACCTGCAGAAGTTTGAACGGCAGATTGCTGCACCTTAGTAGTTGCTAAATAATCTCCATACGCAGCAGACTGATAGGTACTAGATATGCTTTTATCATACTTGCTTTGATTTGCAGTGGTAGTATTTTTACTTGTATTTGTTTTAGCAGGAGTAGATGATGTGTAGTATTTACTACCCATAACAACTTTTGGAACCATAGTTGGTCCCTTTGATCCCATAACACCTTGACTCATATTAACTTTTGGTGCTGGGTTAGATCTTGGTGGAGTTATTTTTCCTGGTGGCATTATACTTCAACCATCCTTACAACACTAGAAGGTCCATTATTTGAATATCCATAATCTATATTATATACAATAAATTGTTTGGTTGGATCAACATATAAATCATTATTTGGATTGGTATAGTTTATTGTTGCAATATCTCCTAATTGAAGATGTGGCACTCCAAATACTTCTGCTGTTAAAACTATTCTTGGATATTTTAATTTTGAAACAATCCAGTTCATCAAATTATTTGCTTGGTCACTACTTTGTATATATATTGACTCTAATGTAAATTCATTTCTACCATATTTTGATCTGCTAGTTTTTATATCTTGATATTCTGCCTCGGATTTTTCTGGAGATGTTATCACGTTATTAATTACTATTGGATCTGAAAAGTCTGATTTGGTCTTATAAAATTCATCAACAGTTAAAGTGTTACTTGTGCTTTGTGTAAATGTTATTCCTATAATCTGTAAATGGTTTCCAGATGTTTCATCTAAAACTATCATTTTATCTGTTGCATTAAATACTAAAAATTCTGCACCATATGAGTCAGAGTAGAAGCCAGAAGAAGTGTAAGTCTTTTCTCTATTAAATGTTGGTTTTAATATTGCTCTAAATGCTGGATATGCTTTATCATACTTTACATTAAAATAATAACATTCTCTAAATATAGTTCCAAATTCTTCATAATATATATTATATTTATTTGATGTTTGACTGCTTATTCCAGATAAGTGACTTGCCTGTACAAATCCAGACAGAGCATATTTTTTAAGTGCCTCTGAGGAGTTAATTTCTTTTGTTCCAAAAGTATCTTTTTCTAGTTCTACTACGGTACTTTTGCTTTCTTGAGAATATTGATTCTTTAATGCATAAACGTTTTCAAACATACACTTTGATGCACCCCTAACAAATAAAGCCATGTTGTTATATCTATTGTTAATAGGGTTTGCATCATCTACTGTTGCTATCTGGTTTCCATTTAGATATAAATAAAATCTTAAAGTAGAACCTATTTCTTTATATTCAATTGCTAGGTCATATACTGTAGGATTTTCTTCTTGAGATATTCTATCCTGTCCTACAAATCTTCCTTCGTCTACTAATATCTTTGATAGACCACCCCAAAGTTTGTAAGGAACGGCAACTTCTTTCCCACCTTCGTATCCTGGAATAACTTTATAAAAAAGTATATTATGTAATACTGATTTTGTTTCTCCTGTTGCAATGTCTGTTGTATTATATGATTCTAAATTATCTGCTGTTAAAGAGCATATTTCAAAATAGTACCCACCTCTCCAGGTTGGGTTTTCAGATGTTGTAGTTCCAGATGTCGATGGTGGAATCATTATTGCAATACCGCCAGATCCTCCACTAAGTGTTGCATCTTGCCCTCCAGTCTGTGAAGATACTACATAATACTCAGTAGCATTTGCTGGTGTTTGGATTCTACTATTTGATTCTTTTCTTCCAATAATTCTCATTCTTGTTCCAAAGTGCTTATAGTCAGAGTCAAGATTTTTTCTTACATAAGATATTTGATTTTTATCTATATTAATTTTTGGACCTGAGAAAACTAACGCAGAAGATTGAACAGTTCCCTTTGATGTTGTTTTTAGTTCTTTTACAATATCATCTGAAGGAATGCTTTCTCTTAAAAAGTTTACTATAATTCCATTTCTGGTAGATTCTAAAGATCTAGTATTTTTCCATGTAGCAAATTGTGTTGCACCAATAATGTTTGATGCAGGAGGTCTTGCAATGCTTGCTGTTGGGGTCGTTGTAAATAAATAATTAGCATTCATTGCATAACCTTCTACATTTTCGTTATCCGTCCAAAAACTATTTATACCAGCCTCGTGCTCAACTACCTTAGTTCCAAATTGCCCTCTTCCAGTTTTTCTCATCGATCCATTTTTATAAACAGTTACATCTTGTCCTAAATTATCTTTAATAACTTCATAGTATGGTTCTGAGTAAATTCTTATTAAACCAGTAGGATACATTTTTCCATTAAACGGCAGGTTGCTAAAATAATTCTGATAGTCTAATTCATCATTAATCCAAACATTTCCAATTATAGGAATTGTATACTCAATAGCATCATATTTAATAACTTCTCCGTTAGCATATAAATACCCCTGAGGTCTTGCTAACCAGTAAACGCTTTCACCAATATCTATAGTATTATTTAGTATTTGTCTATTTTCAACATATGGTATTGAAGCAGAAAGAGATCTATTTAAGGTTACGGCACTTAAAGTAAAGTTATTGCTTTTTGCTTTTTCGTTAATGCTTTTATAACTTGTTTGAGATGGTGCTTCCCACAGTACTACTGGCTGATACCCATAATATCTATCTTCATCTATATATTGTGCTTGCTGCAAGGAAACTGGAGATCTTTGAATATATCTGGTAATATAATTAATTCTTCCATCATTTACTACCCTTGTATTATTTTGAATTAATTCAATAACGTTTGGTAAATTATCGTCTACCTGATTTCCATATAAAGTTATGTCTGTATTTCTTTGACCTTGTTCTGGTAGCATGTATTCTTTTGACATTACAACAAAGTTGTTATACTCATCAAAAAACATTGATGATTGGGTTGCTATTGCCAGCCTTTGCAAAACATCTGCAACACTTACATCTGGCTCAACAAAAAAGTAAGGTATTACTGGGTCTATGTTATTTAAATTTTTAAACACATAATTGCTAAAACCTATATTATCTAAAAGGACGGCAATCGCATATGTCAATGATGTGTTTTGTAGAAATATTGATGGTGCATTCTGACTTTCAAATCTAAAAAATCCATCTCTTAAACTTAATTCTATATCTAATAATGTTCCGCCATTCTTAGGAAATTCATCTATATACATACTCTTTAGTGGTACATATTTATCATAATCATTTACATTTTTTACTATCTGATAAAGGTCTACTCTTGTTTTTGGATTTAATAAATTATATATAATACTACCTTGATTATTTGAAAAAATGTTTTGTTCGCTAAATGCAAAGTCATGATTCATTATTGTCATCGATCCAGTTGATGCTAGCAATCCACCTACTGGCAATCCCGTAGTATCGTTTGGAATAGTTTTGTTTACTTCAAAGCCAACAACATAATCTGATATATTTGCTACCAATCTAGGGCTTAGTTCTATTAAATCAAAAGTATTATCTGGACTATATAGGGTTTCTATCTTTAGTCTTAATCCTTTTAGGAATACAATATCTCTATATATTGTTTTACCTCCAGAAATAAAGTATTCTGGATCTGTTAATTTAGAAATAGTACCTAGTTTTTTATTGTCATAATCATCTAATAGTTGAAATCCATATTCTGCATCAAATATTTTCCACTCTTCATCATTTGAATCCCAGGTGTGTATTTGTCCAGCACTCGAAGTTGTTGCACCTATTAAGTAAGATTCTCCATTAAGTCCACTTACTGGTCTATTATTAATTGTAGTTAATTTATCTATTAAATGAAATGCTTCCTTGTATTCGTTAGGAATTAAAAGTCCATAGAATATTTCAACATACCCGTCCCATGGAACTATTGGGGTAACAAATTTTCTAACAGAATCTTCATTAAAAGATAAAGCAGTGACCCAATTGTTGTCACCATCAAGATATTCAATAGCCCATCTTTTAGGTATATTTGATTTATTTATAAATCCAAATGGGTCTTGTATTATATTTCCAGCACTGTTTTTTATATTAGATGATGCCGTCTCTGCCATATTAGTTTGCATCTTTACTACTATTCTATTTGATGCAACTGATTGTTTATATACAACAAAAGGACAAGCATCATCTATATAATAACCTATACCGTTTACATCTGATCTATTTGAGATACCCCTTTCGGTACCTTCTTCAATTCTAAAAGAATTCCAATATTTAAAAGCATCATCGCTAGATGCCATATAATATCTAGGTCTTCTTGCTGACTTTATATTATCTATATACTTTTCAGTATTTAAAAATAGTGGCTTATTTATTCCAGATCTTGGTCTGAAAGCACCAAAACAATCTTTTAAACTATAGTACAAACTTCTATTAATTTCTGGTGTTTCAAATACAATAGGAAGGTCATTGTCATCTAAAACTATCTCTGAATTAATTTTTGATTCTAAAGCATTTAAGTAGTAATTTCCAATATCGTTTTTGTCATATGAATTGGGTAGATTAAAATATATTGATGATGCTGTGGATGTTGGTCTATATCTATAGTTTCCATACATTGATATATTTTCTAAATCATTTAAATTCCATTCTGCTAGTACTAAAGATTCTATCTTTAAGGTATTGTTGGTTTTTAAGTAATCTGCTAAATCTTCATCTACAAACATTATGCTTCCTCGACTGTAACGGAAATATTCCAAAGGTCGTGGTTTGCTCTTCCACGCTTTACTATATTAAAAGAAAAAGATGTAAAGTAAACTTGTATCACATCATTATATTGATTTAAATGATCGTATTCATCATTTTGCCCATCAAACTTATCATGTCTATCATAGGACATAAACATATAAAATGGTCCATTATGATCTTCATACCACTTTACTATATCAGCACCCCCTGCACCACCATCTACTGTATAGTCTGTAGGATTAGTTGTAGATAATCCAGATGAATTAAAACTTGGATCTGCATTGTATGCTCTTGAAGGTAGTAATTGCCAATCCCAAGATACTGTTAATTTATCTGCAATATGATATGAACGCATAGTAGCATTTATCATTCTTTTTCTATTTTCAATTCTGTTTGTACCCACAGTTATTTCTGATCTATTATGATCAGATAGGATTAAAAAGTCTTGAAATTCTGTACCACTTGGAACCAATAATCCGCCACTTAATTCTCCAGCATTTTCTGACCAAGCAATGGCTTGAGGTCTTGTATAAGCCCATCTATTTTGCATGTAGGTATTAGTAGCCATTAGTATCTGTTTCCTCTAATTTGTCTATCCTGTATAGTTCTAATTTTGCCAATAACTACGTCAGCAATTTCTCCAGCAGAAGCATTTGTATCAGCAACATTAACGTTTACACTATAATTATACACTGGTGAGGATATATTTGAAATAGACTGATTACTTTGAATAGGAGCAATATTAGATCCTGATGTTATATCGGATGGGAAAATATTACTATTTAAAGATTTTAATAAAGGCATATTTGCTTTAGCAACTGATTTTCTAACAACAAATTCTCCAGGAGTTAGTAATGCTGGAACTTTATCTGTTATACCCATTCCAGGAACTATGCTTCCTGTTGCCATCTTTAATGAAGGTGGTCTTTCTTTTGATCCTTTTGGCATTCCTCCATACATAAATCTTTGAATTACTCCACCATACATCTTTCCTGTTGCTTTAGATGAAGGCATTCTTTGCATAATACTTAGAATTTCTGCATAGTAATCTCTTAAACTTTTAGCACTTCCTACACTTTTTGCTAGGCTTGCTTCTTGTTGTAATTGTTTTTTAGTTATTTCTAATTGTAAAGAATCTATGCTAAGCATGTTTGCTTGTTTTTGTTGATTATAATTAAATATTTTATCTTCTAATTCTACAGTTTGTTGATTTCGTTGATAAATTCTTTCATTAATAACATCTATCTCAGACTCAATTTGTTTTCTAGTCATCATTTGACCATTAATGCTAACTGTTATAGCCTCTAATTCTCTATCTCTTTGTGACTCTAAACTTGTTCTAGCATCTTCTAATTGATATGATGCAAATTGTGCTGACATTTGAGATGCTGCTATTGCTGCCGCTGCAAAGTCTCCTCCAGTTAGAGCCGATGCTAGAGTTATTTGACTTTGTCTTTGTTGTGCTAATCTATCTTCAGATTTAGATATCTTATCTAATGCATCAAGTCTTACTCCGTATTGATCATTTACAATTTTTTCTTGTTTACCAATCTGATCTAATCCTCTTTGTCTTACTGCAGCCTGTCTTTCATCTAATTGATTTAATCTATTGATTTGATCTATTTGTCTTTGTACTTGAGAAATGTTTAAATCTATTTCTTGATTTTTCATTTGTAATATATTTATAGATTTTTGTTCTTGTGAAAGTCCCATAATCGCAAGCATTCTTTGTGCAGTTGCTTGATCCCTAATTTTATCTACTAAGTCAGATCTCTTTTTATTCATTATTTCTACCGCAGTTGCTGCATCTACTGTTAATGCTGCTTCTGGCTCTAATCCATTTTTTATTAAATATTGAACAGCCTTTGTTTGATCCATTGTTAATTTAATAGATTCTAATAATAACTGTATCTTTGACTTTTCTCCTTCTAAACCTGCTATATCATTTGGATCTTTATACTCTACTTCAGTACCACCCCTTAGTTGAGTTTTTAATAAATTATCAAAATAATATTTACCCTTTCCTAGCATTTTTGCTAGTTTTATTTCCATTTCATCAGTTAATGCATTTCCAGATATTGCACCAAGTAATTCAAACTGTTCTGTAAAGTTTTCAGAAGAAATTCCTTCTGCTATTTTATTTATCATAACTTTATCTAGTCCCATAGACTCTAAAGTTGACTGTGCTGCAGCCTTCATCTTAGTTAATTCACCCTGTAATAAAGATGCTTGAGGGCTTGCTGCAACTACGGCCCCACCCTTTCCTCCACCATAAAATTGTTTTTGGTTTGCTATATTATTTAGTTCACCTTTTGTAACGCCAAGTTGTTTTGCTAAAGCATCTAATCCTTCTACTGCTGCACCAGAAGTTATTCTTGCAAGTCTTTCTACTTCCAAATTATATTCTTCTAAACTCATTCTTCCTTCAATTACTGCTAACTTTGCCATATCTACTGATTCTGCTTGTATTTTCATTGCTTGTTGAGTTTGTTCAGAAATAGTTGCAAGAGATATTCTATTTATTTCTGCGTCCTTTTCAGTAAATAATGCACCTATTTTTCCAAAGAACCCTGAAGTTTGTTGAGCATATTGCTGTTCTGCAGTTGCTCTTACTTCTTCTAAATTAATCTTTGGAGTAATTTCTCCTAAAATTTTAATTCTGTTACCTTGAATTAATTCTCCATTGACGCCAACCAATTGTCTAATTTGTGCAGAAACATCTATTGCCAAATTTTGATCATTCAAAGCATTACCAATTGATATTGCAACACCTCTTGCTTGTTCTGGCGTTAGTGCTCCAGCCATAATACTTCTAGTAAGTTGATTTCTTAATGCAACTATTGTATCTCCACCTGAACTTTTTACTCTTTCAAGATCTGCTAGGATTTGTTTTCCAGCATCTGTTTGTATAAACTGATCAGATTCTTGTTGTGTTTGTGTGCTTACTGCCCCTCCAACTCTTTGGGACAATATAGAAGTAACCTGTTGAGTTGCTGTTTTAACTCCAAATGCAGATGCTATGTTTTCAACTGATTTTGAGGAGCCGTACATTGCTCTAGTTAATGCTGCACCAGAATCTCTCATTTGATTCATTTGTTGTATTACTTTGTATGTAGTTATTCCCAATGCTGCAATACCTGCCACTACCCCAACACCAACTGGACCACCTAGTGCTTTTGCTAGTTTTGGAAAATATGGTGCAACCATTGATAGTCCAAATATTGCTGGTTGCATAGAGTTAATAAAGTTTCCTATTGATGAGGCAAATGCATTAGAACTTTGTGCTAATAGTGGACCAGCGACCATTAATCCTGTAGCACCAGCAATTGATGCTGCACCGCCAAACGCTCCTACTCTACCAGTAACATTTCTAAATGCTGATCTAGTTCCAGTTGCTTGTTGAGTTGCGACATCTCCACCATCTTGGAACTTACTAATCATTCCTGAATTTAATGCTTGTAGGAATCCTCTATTTTTTTCAGCAGCATTTTTGTTTACAACAAATTCTCCTGGGGTTAATAAAGAAGGTACAGTTCCGCCATCTGCAAAAAAGTGTGCCGCTTGAAATTTGATTCCTCTTTTAGCAAGATTTCTTTGCATTGCTGCTACAATATTTGAATTACTCTTACTTTGTCTTAATCCCATATATGATGGAACAAATAATTGTCCTAATGCCTGTTGCTGTCTTTGACTTAATGGTTTTGTATTTGCTGGCTTTATTATGCCAGTTCCTTTTAATTTTTCTTTACCTCTTGCTGTACTTGTGGTTTTTAAAACATCTAACAAACTATTAGGTAAAGATGATTGAACTCTATTTGATTGAAATACTTCATCTAATCTAATGTAAAAGGCTGAAGGATCTTTTGACATTGCTTTAGCCATAGCACTTGCACCATCAACAATTCTTACCTTTTGTCCAGGTTTTGCCTTTGATGCCATTTCTTGTATTTGAGAAATTAATGCTGAGGCATGTTGTTGTTTATTGTAAACTATTCCAGTTCTTCTAGAATATTCATCTAAGTATGCATAAGGATTATATACTCTACCCTTTGAAGATAATATAGATTTAATAGATCCTACTGGTACACCATATCCACCCGCAAATCTTTTTTCTCCATTAAACGCTTGATTATATTTAGGTTCAACAGCATATACTGCATTAGATAATAAATTTTGTGTTCCTGGCAATAGTCTTTCAGTATAGGTTCCAGTTCCTCCAGAAAAAGTTCCTCTAACTATATCCTGATATCTGTTGCCACTTTCCATTTGCTGTGCAGCAAATCTATCAAAGGCACTTCCTCCATTTTGATATTTATTTACTGTTCCACCATTTAATCTTCTTAAAAAGTCTACGCCTATTGAACTAGTAACATCTTTTTTAACTACAAACTCTCCTGGTGTAAGCATTGCGGGAACAGTATCTTTGTTTCCTGATCCTGGAACTAAACCACCACTTGCAAACTTTTGAGGGAATCCTCCCTTAATATTTCTTGTTTTTGCCATTTGCATTGCTGCACCTGGAGCACCGAGTGTAAACTTAGATATTGCTGCGGCTTCGGCCATTCTGTTTATTAAATGAGAATACACTGATGCTAAGTCATTTATTGCAACTTGTGCTCCCTCTGCCGCTAAGATTTGTTGTTTTAGTGCATCGTTTACAGTCATAGTTGCATTACCTAATTGTCTTGCTGCAATGGCAGAATCTAATTCTTCTAATGACATATACTTCATTGATTGTGTTACTGCTTGAATTCCACCTACGATACCACCCTTTAAGGCACCCTTAGTAAATATTCCTACTGACTGTAATAACTTGGCCAATGTACCACTTAAGTTCATTAATAGACCAAAGAACATAGTTCCTGCTGGAATTAATAATCCAGTAATTATAGTTGCAAATGCTGCAAACCTTTTGGCAAAGTCTGGTAAATTATTAAATCCTTCTACAATTTTTGTAAAGAAATTAACTACTGGTATTGCCATTTGTAAGAACATTTGTCCTATTGGAGCAATTGCTAATTTAAATTGTTCAACTGCTGCTCTTAACTGTACCCCAAAAGACTCTTCAATTGTTTTTAATTCTCGATCTGCTGACTGAGCCATCTGTTCTGTACTAAATGCCATAGTATCTATTACTTGCTGTGCTTGAGATCCTTGTCTCGTAATATTATCAAATAGAGCACCCAATCTTGCATACTGATACTTACCAAATATTGTTTCTAATGCCTGTTGTCTTGAAAATTCATCTAATGTAGATAGTGCCTTACTTACAGCCATTACGGTACCCATTAAGTCTCCACGGTTAGCGTCAACTATTCCTTGTAAATTAATGTTAAATCCTGCAAGCATATCTTTTGCTTCTCTAGTAGGATTAATCAAAGATCCAAGACCTGACTTTAATGCGTTAGCACCCTGTTCTGCAGAAACTCCACCTTCTTGCATTGCAGCCAAGAATACTGCTAAGTCTTTAACATCTCCACCCAAACCTACAATTACTGGTGCTACACGAGGAATTGCTGCTGATAAGTCTTGCAAACTTACAACTGTTTGGTTTTCAACAATGTTTAAAAAGTTAATTGCTTCTGTTAAGTCTTCTCCAGATAATTTAAAAGCACTCTGTAATGCTATTGTGGTTTTTAATGCTTCGTTTTGATCAATTTGACCAAGTGTTGATAATCTAGTTGCTTCACTTACTGCATCTGTTAAATCTTTGTTTCTACGACCAGCGGCTGCTGCTTGTGCTGCTAGACCTACTGTATCTTTTACTGCAATTCCATATTTAGTATATTCTTTACCTAGAGCCATTACTGCATCTAGGTTTCCTTGCAATTCTGCTGGAGTTGTAAAAATATCTCCATAAACTTTCTTAAACGATACTAATTGTTTTTCTAAATCTGCAAATGTTCTACCTGCAACCATTCCAAAAGATGTTAATGGTAAGGTAAAACCTACCATAAGTTGTCGTCCAGCCCATTGAACGTTCTTACCAAAGTTAATTAAGTGTGTTGTTCCTTGTCTAAACATGGAACTTAAAATTTGAGATCTTTGTGTTGCTATGGATAATTCAGAATTAAACGCTGCCAAAGGTCTGATGGCAAGGGCTTCCTGCATACCCTTTGCAGATCCAGACATAGCAACAAACTGAGTTTGTAGAGTTCTGGCACGTTCTGCAGCCAAAGACATAGTCTCTGCAAACAATGCACTATTTTTATTAAATCTAGCACTAAAAAAATTACCTAAAGTAGACTGACCCTTTTTCAAGGTATTGTCTAATGTTTTTGCAGCAGTACTCATCCTTACTGTTTCTGCAGTAAAGAATCTACTTGAATTAATTACATCTTTTAATTCAGATGTGTACTTAGCAACTGCGGCAGTTTGAAAGGTATTACCTTTATTAATAGCAAGATTAAAAGCATTTATTTGTTGTTGTAATGCTTTAAGTTGACTTGCTGCATTGCCAGTGTTAATCTCGATATCAACTATCGTTTTAACAACTTCAGCCACTAATCAATCACCTCGTAGTCTAGTCCTTCTCCGATACCAAATCCAGCCTTTTTGGCTGCAGTACCACTAAGTGATACTATATCGTCTGGACTTGTGGTTTTACCACCACTAAAGGCTTTGGCTTTTATTCTTTCCCAAGCCTCTTGACCTTCGGACGAGTTTTGTTTATCCATATCTACACCTTGTATTGCAGCAAAGAATTTTCTTTCTTCGTACTCTTGTTTATTCTTTGCTTCTATTATCGCAACCAACTCAGGTATTGATATAGAGTTTTCCATCTCCTCGTAATTCTTCCAGAAGCCCAGAAGAAATACTTTGGATTCTATCTCAGCGAGATCTAGTTCGTCCCAACTAGAGCCGCTGCTAGTGCGTTTGGGTCGTTCAACTTAATACCAGCCGCTACTTCAATTACTTTATAAACTGTAGGTAAATCAATGATTTCTTCTAGTTTTTCTTTTTCAGCCAATTCTGGACTGTATTGTTTCATTGCTATCGCTGCACATGATACTAATAAATCCATAGATTTAATATTATCTTCTGCAATTTTTGGATCTTGTATCTTTTGAAACTCTTTCATAAATTCTCTAAGTAGAGTAATTTTTAAAGGTTTCATTGTAAGTTTAGTACCGTTTTCTAATTCAACTTCAACAGTTTCATAAACACTTGTTGCCATTCAAAGCCTCCTTAAGACTCTTATAAAAATTATAGCACAAAACCCACCCCCCGAAAAGGGGATGGGCTAAGTGTTTATGAATTTGTCTTGTTAGACTGTGCGATCAACGATCTTTCCGTAAGATCCGTTTGCTGCTGAGAGCAAGCGGAATGTTACTTCGAACATTGAAGGTGTGTCACGTTTTGCAGAAACTGTTACG